GGTTGCGGTATTAATAGCCTCTTGTGCTTTTGCAATAGCTGCTGGCCTAATCCAAGGCTCTGCCATTTGCCTGCCAGATACCCTTGCGCCATATTCAAGCAATTGAGCAGTTTTTAGTGTAGTAACCGCTTGCCCTTTACCGCTTTTGTTTGGGTATGTTTTGCGCTTTACTCGAACAAGGTATCTTTCGCCTTTAGTGCCGATTGGTTGCTTGCCCCTTGTAACCACTACGTTTTTCTTTAGTAACCCAGTGGAATAAAGTTCGCCATCAACCGAAACGTCTTGAGTAACTGAATCAAGGTTTGCAATGGCTTGCTTTCTAATTACCTGCGCGGCTTTTCTTAGTGCGCTTTTAACTGGCCCGCCGCGCTTTGATACAATCTCAGGCGGTAAGGCTTTTAATGCGTCAAGCACTCCATCTATTCCAGTAACCTTAACTTCAACCATTGTTTACACCGCTATCGCACATTAGTGTTAAATGCCGCATTAGTGTTGGATCAGGCAATACAGCTTTAATGTTGTAATAAATGCCTTCGTGAACAATTCGCATTGATGGTTGAATATCGGCTCGGTAGCGAATAGTGATTCGGGTAGATACGCCAGCCTGTATCGCTTGTGCTGCAATAAATTCACGCCCTGATAGTGGGTAGATTTCAGCAGGCTCATTGCCAGTTACGTTTATCCACTCTTCAGATTGTGAGCCGTCATTAGAATCCATGATTACTTCTAACGATTGAATGATTATTCGGTGGCGTAGCTTGAAAGCAAGGTTGCTCATTTTTCTTCTACTTTTTTGTGATGTCTTTTCAACTCTGCGTGGCTCATTATCTTAAAGATAAGCTGGATAATTAAACCGATTGCGCCAATAATCAAGCCGCCAATAGCTGCCACTTCATTTGCGGTCATGCCAAACAAAAAAGCAGCTCCGCCGCCGCTGTAAGCTATCTTTGCGCCTGTGGCTGATATTGTTTCGTTATCCATACTTACCCCTTCAAGCCCCAATATTTTGACGATACGGCTGCCACAAACTTTGCGCTGCCCTTAAATACCTTTCTCGTTTCTCTGGATCGCCATCGTAATCAGCTTGAACCATAAGCACTACGCCTTGAAACGTATCGTTTGAAATATTGCTTAAGGCTTCGATTGCATCCATATCTGGCGGCACTTCCACATTAAGAAAACGCAGGCACTCTTTGGTAGAGCTTTCAATCAAACGGTTTAGCAAATCATCGTCTTGATTGTGCGTTACTCTTAAATACTTTTTAACGTCTGCAAGATAGCTCATTATAGTGCCTTTAAAAATAAATTATTAATATTCAATAATAACAACACCACCAATGCCGCCGCCGCCAGTATATGGCGTTTCGCTTATTATATTTGCACTTGCCCCGCCATGCCCCGCACCATATTCTGCACTAACAGAATAAGCAGATGCAGAAGAGCCTCCGCCATTTGCGTTTCCTTGTTTTGATAGTCCAGAAACTTCACTTGGTAAGCCATTCCCTTTTGCTGAACTTCTTATTGTCGTTCCGCTAGAAACAGTTCCAGTTCCACTAACCCCTGAAGTTTCCCCACTTGCTCCAGTTCCTCCAGTAGCAGAAAGTAAAGCACCAAATGAACTATTCCCACCATTGCCGCCTGTTGAAGTCGTTGTTCCGCCGTCTCCACCAGTGCCGCCAGCGCCAATTGTTACTGAATATGATCCAGAAAGGTCAGTAATTAAAGCAATTGCAACTCCTCCATTGCCTCCAAAAGCGCCTGAATTTTGTGGAGAGTTTGTTTTATTTCCAGAGCCACCGCCTCCGCCACCAATTACAGTTATTTTTGCTCTTGTTATTCCAGAAGGGACTTCCCAGGTTGTGCTTGATGTTATTATTTGATAATTAATACCGCCGCCACCCCCGCCTGAAGATGCAATTGTAATTGTGTCGGTAGTAGCATCAGTTGTAATTGTTACGTTTGACCCTGCGGCTAAAGTTAAAGTGTCATTATTTGAATCAGCAACAACATTAGATTGCCCACTTACTGCTATATTTTTAAAGATATTTTGAGCAGAGCCAGTGTCAGAGTTAGTAATAGTAAAATTAGGGTATGTACCACTTGTTGAAATTCCTGTACCACCAGTTAAGACAACTGTTTGGTCTGGAGCAGTATTAGTAATTGTTGGGTTGCCTGAAACTCCATCACCATTTGAAACTGAAATGCCAGTACTTGCAGTTATTGTTCTAGCATCAACTGTTCCTGCCCCTGTTCTAGCAATTAATCCGTTGGTCGAAAGGTTGTGAAGTGCAAGGGCTTGCCCTGTTAATCCAATAGTTCCACTAGAAGTTATTGGCCCGCCTGTAATACCATCATTGGTAGAAATACTTGTAACAGTTCCAGAGCCTGCTGCTACTTCTAATTGCCCAGTGCCTAATATCTGCCCACCGCCATTAGTGGCATCGACTCTAGTTACAATGCCTAAAAACTGAACAAGGTTTGGAGATGTTGGTTTGACGTTAGTATATCCACCTCCGACAGCCACATATATCTGGTCAGCTTCGTCAAATGCAGAAGTATTTACACCATGAATGTCACCAAGAAAAAGAATCTGGCCTTCAGCTTCATCAGCTAAAGTTTCACCCAAAACCCCAACCGCAGGCATTTTGTCCGCGTCACCAGCATCAGCAGCATCAACGGTGATTGCAAAGCCAGCACTGCCAACCTGATAAACTGGAGTGCCTTTTGGCAAAGACCCGCCCGATACGTTTTTACATAGCCCATGAATTACATTTGCAGCTACGTTATCGTCAATTTCGGACTGTTGAATAGTTCCGTTTTTGACAAGTAAAGGCGGGTCATAATGTGCCATATTTATGCCAATACGATTGGTTGTTGACCTTCAAAGCTAATTGCAGTTGCGCTAACAGCCACACCTAGCTTTTGCACTACGTTGCCAGATGAGGATGGTGCTGTGGATGTAAAGCCGCCAGCAGAAGTTGCCAAATAAACAATGCCAGCAGTCGCACCTGAAACTTGAGTATTTGTGCCTTCAAAGTAAACATTTGCAGGATCCCCACTATCAAAAGCAGAAAGCACAAAACCATGCGCTTCTTTTCCTGCTGTAGTTGCATCTGCTTTGCGAACTTTTGCACCAGAGTCGTTGTACACATTTACAAAGTCACCAGCAGCTAAGTTTTCACCAGCGGTAACAACAGCAGTGTCATCGCCAAAGCCAACAGGCATAACGCTGTTATCTAAGCGCCCTGTGTTATCTAATGCTACGATTTCGCCAGCATCGCCAGCACCAGCAGAAATAACAGTTGCTTCTTTTTCTGTCAAAGTGCCAGCATTATTCCGAATATACTTATCAGCCATTTTAATCTCCTAAAATAATAGGTTCACGCAAGTTAATAAAAAGTCTTGTGGGGCTTTCCGCAAACCCTACAATTTGTGAAAATCCAGTTGTTGGCTGTGTTTGTGTTATCAAACCATCAGTTGACAAATAAACTGGTGCAGAAATATCAAAATCCCATCCATTAAATTCTATGTAGCCAAAAATCAGCACTTCAACATCATCGCCATCAGATGCTGCATTTAATGTAATGCCAACAACTCGGCCAAGATGAGATAAATTTGTTGCGTCAGCATAAGAAACAGTGCCGTTAAGATTCCCAATAACAAATCTTTCCCCGCCAATGTTGCCAAGTGCTGGTTTAACCACATAATTTTGTCCAGCTTCACCTTGCGCTCCTTGCGGGCCTTGCATTCCTTGTGGCCCAGCAGTGACAATCTCAACTAACTTAGTTTCTTCGCTAATGATTTCGACTGTTTGCAAAGTCTCATTAACAATAATTTCAAAAACAGGATTCATTTTGTTACCTCAGGGCTTATTGTTACTGAACCCTGAATAAGCCGAGTAATTTCACCAGAAGGAGCAATTAATTCTAAATCATACACTCCTCGTCTAATATCAAAGCCAGATGTTATGTTTGCATCAACCTCTATGTTGATAAACCCATAGTCGCTACCAAAAGTAATTGATTCGTCACTGCCATCGCTAGTTAATTCAAGCTCAACATTATTTGATTGGGATGATTTTCTAATTTGCATACGAGCTTCATAACCATCTAAATCAATACCATTTCCATCGCCATCTTTCCAGCGAAGGTTTAATTTAAAAGTTGCGCCTTGCTCAATCAATATATCGTAATTAGCAGCCGCCATAATTATTTCCTCTTAAAAACAAATGAGCCAATATCTTCTCTGCCAATATCGGTTTCGCCTCTGTTAAATTCTATAA